TTAATTCATTACCTTCAAAATACCAATCGCTATACCACTTTCCAAAAGAGTTATGTCACCTTTAGCTTTCAATACTTTTAGAACATTAATATTCTCGTTTTCATTCTGTAGTTTTTTTAATTGTAGCCTTTGATAGCCAGTCAGTATTTTGAATGTTATTTCTTTATTTCTTGATAAAGATGATGATTTGTGGGTTAGCAAGTTTTCAATTTTTTGTGAAACTATGTCATTGATGATTGAGTTTTCCATTCCAATGAATGCAATATAATTTTCTTTGAGGTGAAACCAATCTCCTGATATTTTGGTTCCGTCAATCTTAATGTGTTTTTTATTTAAAAAGAATAGATCGTCAAAATTATCACTGCTGTTTTTTCTATAATAGGGAAGTTTTTTTGCCATATCTATCTTTAGTTCACCTTCGGTAAAATCAATAATTCTTTCACCTAATAAGGTGATTAGTTTTGATTCTGGAGATATGAAGCTCATAATTTTATAATAAAACCCTAGCTTTTTAGATAACATTGCTTCTTCTAAACTTGTTTTAGACGAACCTGATGGTGGGTCAAGCAGGTAACATTTTAAATTCTCAGTTCCCCCTTTTGGGCAAAATGCTATAGTTCCATAATTATAGTCGCCGAGATAAGGATGTTCACTGTTGGTTGACATTTCTTCTTTTTTATCACTTATGCTGCTGGCGTGGGAATATATGTTGTTATTTTTACTGCTAATGTCAGTGGAACAGGAACCCTTTGCCTCAACCTGTACGATTCCTTTAGCTGTTACAGCATACCGAAAATCAAATGCCTTAATGCCTAGTTCGGGAATAACAATCCAGTCTGCTTCATTAACCCCAATTATTCTAGAAACTACAGATAGACCAATCGATTCTCCAACTCGTTTCATTACAATTGCGGCTTCTGGGTTTGAATCTGTTGGTACACGTAAGGAATTGCTTGATATTTCAAGGTCATCTATGAAATATTGAGTGGCAGAGCTTATAGCCCTAATTAAATCATTTCTTTGAGTGTATTTGTCTTGGTTGGTGTTTTTTTTAAAAAAAAGTGAATTGATTAAGAATTCTGCTCCCGTAATTTCAATCCCCTCAGTTATTATTTTGTTCATGTTTTCAATGTGATTTCTATCATACCTGTTGATGTCATTCAGTAGTTCTCGATGGACATTGTTATAGTATTCCACTGAAATCTTGATTTTTGCTGAGTTAATTTTTTCAATTTCCACAATAAGCCCTTTTATTTGTTAATTATTTTGTCTTGCTATCATAGCTTTATGGCATTGCGCTACATGGCTAAAAATTTATGTTTTAATTAGCATATAACATGTTAAGTTTTTTAAAGAGCTTCTTCATGAAGAATCCATTAGATTTAATGGGTTTAGTAACATCGCTTCGGACAAATGGTCGGGCGAAAAATGAGCGTATCTCATCGTCACCTTAATATCCGTGTGCCCCAATATACGTTGAAGGACAAGAATGTTGCCTCCATTCATCATGAAATGAGACGCGAAAGTGTGTCGCAGGACATGCGTTAGCTGCCCTGCCGGTGTCTCTATACCTGCACGTTGCATGGCCTTTCTAAAGGCTGAATAGCATGGTTTAAAGAGCAATTGCGCATTCTTGTTTGATGGCAGATCAGCCTGTAATTTTTCAGTTATCGGCACTGCTCGGTTTTTCTTGCCTTTAGTTTTCACATAGATGATCTGACCGGTGCGGATTTGGTTTCCCTTCAAGCCTTCGGCCTCACTCCATCGTGCACCTGTTGCCAAGCAGATTTTCACAATAGCACTAAGATCTTTAGAGCGGCTGTTCTCACATTCGGTAAGGAGGGTTCTAATTTCCTCAATGGTGAGATAAGCCATCTCGGATTCACTAATTTTAAACTCACGTATGTTCTCTAAGGGGTTTGGTGCTATCCAATCATCAAGCCTTTTCAGTTCATTAAACATGGCCCGAAAATAGGCAAGCTCAAGATTAACTGTGCGCGGGGTAACGGACTTCACTCGATCAGATCGGGTGATTTTGCCGCTTAAACGTTGTTCGCGGTAGGTCGCAAAAAGCTTTGCGTTAAACTCTGTCGCTAAAGGGTTGCCCATAGCCAAGCAGGCAAACTCCATCGCCCCCTTGCGCTTCACTCCATCAGAAAGAGTTACGCCATGGGCGTTAAACCAGGTCTCTACGAGATCGATAACGCGGCGTCGGTCTACCTTTTCGCCCAGCCAGGGCTTATCCTGCGCCTGCTCTTTGAGGTGGCGCTCAAACGCTAACGCTTCCCCTTTGGTGGCAAACTGACGGCGGACTCGCCGTCCATTGCGCCCATTGGGGAATACCTGCGCCTGCCATTTTCCATTGTTTAATTTATTTACAGCCATGACTTAGCCTTGATCGGCTATACGCATCAGTCCCTGCCAGTGCTCCTCGCTAAGGATTTTCAGAGGAGCGCCTTTGTTGTCTCGATAATCGATCGCCTGCTCAATTTTCCTACCGAAACTTTGGAATTTCCAATCCTTCGAGCTGAGCGCTCCAATGATGAGGTAGTCCAAATCTTGGGTTACTCGATCAGAAATTGTGCATCCGAGTTTTATTAGGTCTGCTTCACACTGACGGCGTGATCCGCAAAGGAACTTACCTGTGAGGCATACTTTGCTTTCTTCTGGATTAAACTGATCGATCAGATCAATGGGCGATGTTGTAGAATATCCATCAACAATACCCTCTGAAATATTAGAGCCAGTGAATGCAGTAATTTCTTCCAGAAGCGATAATCTTTCATCCTCAGTAATAACGCCATCAGATAAGATTGACTGAACAAGAGAGTATAAATGTTTACCAGGGTAATTACTTTTGAGGGCGGCATTTGTGGACAGGAACCAGTTAAGATAGCTGATTTCTTCATCACTCAGATGATAATCAGATGCCATCCCTTTACATAAACCTTCCAGCAGATGCTTGTCAGAATCAATTGAATAGAGGTCAATGTTTGGCGTATCCATCAAACCGCGTTGTATTTCGGGTAAGAGTTCTTTCAATTCATCCAGCTCGCTTTGCTCCACGATACCGTCAGAAAGGATGTAAGAGATTTTTTCTCTTATGCAATTTACATAATAGTTCTGTGAAAGAATCTCTGATTCCAGCAGCCAAGTATCAAGAAAAATCATTTCCTTCTCACTGATTTCTCCATCGCAAGTCATTCCCTCAATAATATTAATGAGGTTAGCAATAGCTTTGTCTCTGTTTTGTGAGTAATTAAATGTGCTGAACTGACTCATATCCAATCTCCTTATTCAATAAACTCAGTTATACCAATTACTTTTCCTAAAATTTTAATGTCGTCTGCTTGGCACTCAAATGATGATGGCCCGCTTTCGACCCGTAATCTTCCACCGGGTAAACGATATAACTCCCTGATGCTTACCAACCCATCAATCTCAACCACCCATTTACCATCGTTGATTACGTTAAAAGCTCTTTCAATGACGAACACTGATTGGTCATTTTTGATAAAAAAAGCATCGCTTACATTATCAGGAAGCAAGTCAGAGCTTAGAGATACCTCAACTGGGTTTTCCAACTTCCCATTTTTAATGCTTGTTAGCTCAAATTGGGATGGTTGCGATCCGTTCTGTGAAGCGTACATTGGCCCTTTGCCTGTCAATAACCATTCAAGTTTTGCACCTGTTTCAAGATTACAGATAACAACCCAATCATTGGGCATTGTATCCCTCAAGTATCTGTTAGCTAAGGTGCTTTGTGACACGCCAAGATGATTACAAAGAGAGATTTTTGTGTTGAACCCATAGGCCGCCATTATGCGGTCAATGGTATCTTTGCCACCTTTGTTGCTCTCGATGACTAAGCGCGTCTCTTTGGTGGATTCACTAATGGAGATTTTTTTGAGTGTTGACATTCTCTAGATGAGATCCTAGTATCTTGGTTGTTGGTATGTTGTATGTCGTTCAATAACACCAAATAGTGAAGATTTGGTGTCAAACCGAGAGATAGTGCATCATGAATCGAAACTTTTCAATGCGCCCTAGCATCAATCTTGTGGTGTCTGAGCCTTACATCACACTGGATGAGTTCTGCCGCCGGACTGGCTATAAGCCAAGCTATGCCCGCCAGATGATCCGTGAAAACCGCTTGCCAATCAGAAAGAAAGCTGGTGTTAACAGCCTCATTGAAATCAACATGTTTGCTTTGACGATGGAAGCAGCCCAGGGCTGCGAAATCGCAATGCAAGCTTGATAGTTCCATTCTGAGATAAGAAAAGGAATTACGACATGTTTGATTATCGCGTTTCAAAACATCCGCATTTCGATGAAGCCTGCCGGGCTTTTGCCTTGCGCCACAATATGGCGAAGCTGGCAGAACGTGCAGGTATGAACGTTCAAACCCTGCGTAATAAGCTCAACCCGGAGCAACCGCACCAACTCACAGCTCCGGACATATGGCTGCTGACCGATCTCACCGAAGACTCAACACTGGTTGATGGATTTCTGGCGCAGATCCATTGCCTGCCATGTGTACCAACCAATGAAGTCGCACGGGAGAAAATGCCCCAGTATGTCCTGAAAGCCACCGCCGAGATCGGCCGTGTCGCTGCAAGTGCGGTTTCTGGTGTTCAACTCAACGCGACCACCCGCCGCCAGGTTGTTGAAAGCGTCAACTCCGTTACTCGTCTGATGGCTTTAACTGCTATTTCATTGCAGGCGCGTTTACAGGCCAACCCGGCAATGGCAAGTGTCGTCGATACCGTGACGGGCCTTGGCTCTTCGTTTGGGCTGAGCTGAGGTGTTTATGCTGAATAATGAACCCTCATTTGCGTCGCTTCTCGTAAAGCAAAGCCCGGCAATGCACTGCGGCCATGGCTGGATCATGGGGAAAGATGGTAAGCGCTGGCATCCGTGCTGCTCTCAGGATGCACTTTTGGCCGACCTGTCCACTATCCAACAGGGGAAACCATGGCTATTGAAGGTCCTGCAGCGACTGTTCCACTGAGTACCGGTCAGCGCCTGAATGGGCTGAACCACATCGCGGAGCTGAGAGCAAAAGTGTTTGGTCTGAATATTGAGCGAGAGCTGGAACGGTTTATTAATGAGATGCGCGATCCACGCGACATTAACCATAAACAGAACGAGAGGGCACTGGCCGCCATATTCTTCATGGCAAAAATTCCGGCAGAACGTCACAGCGTCAATATTAGTGAGCTGACCACTGACGAAACGCGGGAGCTGATTAAAGCAATGAATCATTTTCGTGCAGTGGTGAGCTTATTTCCTAAACGGTTAACCATGCCGAATTAACTCAAAACAGAAATTAATGGCGTAAACCCGCCGGGCATTCTTTTGCCCAAATTCAGGAGAAATGATTATGCGAAATAGTGAAACCCGTACCACCAAAACCGGACCGGATGATGCCGGTTTGTTCCAGTTGTTTAACGAGACTCGCCTGGATGAGCGTAAAAGCTGCGCCTTTGCCGTTTCCATCCGCATGGAAGCACTGGCGATCCACATCCTGAAAGAGGGGATGAACGGTGTGGAGTCGGCGGAACTACTGCGCCGTGAAGTTGCCCGTTATGAAGCTGAATCACGTGGAGACTGGCACTGATGGCTGACTCAATGGACCTCGTACAGCAGCGCGTCGAAGAAAACCTGCAGCGCCATATCCAGAACGCCCGCGTCAGAAAGCCGGGCATTGCCCGGGTTCTTTGCATCGACTGTGACGCACCAATTCCAACTGCTCGCAGACAAGCTATCCCTGGCGTGCAGTGCTGCGTGACCTGTCAGGAAATTGCTGAGCTGAAAGGGAAGCACTACACCCGAGGCGCGCTGTGAGCTTCGGAGCCAGTCAGTGATGCCTGAATTAACAAAAGATAAAGGCGGCCCAACTGAGGCCGCCAGGGTTTTCCCATGGAATGCCCCTGCAAAAGCGATAAACCCTTATCTGGACCCGGCGGAAGTTGCGCCGGTGTCTGCGCTTTCAAACCTGATCACTCTTTACGCTGCGGATAACGAGCAGGAAAAACTGCACCGCGAGGCCATGTGTGATGAGGTCTGGGAACGCTATTTCTTCAATGAATCTCGCGATCCTGTTCAGCGTGGAATGGAACAGGACCAGCTCATCAGCCGCGCCAAAATGGCCCATGAGCAGCAGCGCTTTAATCCCGATCTGGTGATTCTGGCAAACGTTAGCGCCGAACCTGCTCACGTCAGCAAACCTATGCTGGAGAGAATTAAATTCTTCCAGGGGCTGGGACGGCCAAAGGCTTCTTCCCGCTATCTGCGCGAAACCATCAGGCCGTGCCTTGAGCGACTGGAGCGCGTGCGTGAAAGTCAGGTGTCTGCCTCCTTTCGGTTTATGGCGAGCCATGAAGGGCTGGAGGGGCTGCTGATTCTGCCCGAGATGAACCAGGAACAGGTCAAGCGACTGTCTACGCTGGTTGCGGCATATATGAGCATGTGTCTCGATGCGGCCTGCAGCGATCTGTTTGTGACTGATGACGTCAAGCCTGAGCAAATCCGCCAGTCATGGGAAAAGGTGGCGGCTGAGGCTATGCGTCTTGATGTCATTCCGCCTGCCTTTGAACAGTTGCGCCGCAAGAAACGCCGTCGCAAGCCAGTGCCCTATGACCTTATTCCGGGTTCACTGGCGCGAATGCTGTGTGCAGACTGGTGGTACCGCAAACTGTGGCAGATGCGCTGCGAGTGGAGGGAGGAACAGCTGCGTGCCGTTTGCCTGGTCAACAAGAAAGCGTCCCCGTACGTTAGCTATGAAGCCGTGATCCACAAACGCGAGCAGCGCCGCAAATCGCTGGAGTTTTTCCAGTCGCACGAGCTGGTCAATGCCGACGGTGACACGCTGGATATGGAAGACGTGGTTAACGCCAGCAGCAGCAACCCGGCGCACCGTCGTAATGAAATGATGGCGTGCGTGAAAGGACTGGAGTTGATCGCAGAAATGCGCGGCGACTGCGCCGTGTTCTATACCATCACCTGCCCGTCGCGCTTCCACGCCACCCTCAACAATGGCAGACCGAATCCAAAGTGGACCAGCGAAACGGTCCGACAGAGTAGTGATTATCTGGTCGATACTTTCGCCGCATTCCGCAAAGCCATGCACAAAGCCGGGCTTCGCTGGTATGGCGTCCGCGTTGCTGAGCCGCATCACGACGGCACCGTGCACTGGCATCTGCTGTGCTTCATGCGCAAAAAAGACCGACGCACGCTCACTGCGCTGCTGCGTAAATTTGCCATTCGTGAAGACCGCGCTGAGCTGGGCAACAACACCGGCCCGCGCTTCAAGTCTGAACTCATCAACCCGCGCAAAGGCACACCGACCAGCTATATCGCCAAATACATCAGCAAGAACATCGACGGGCGCGGCCTGGCGAAAGAGATCAGCAAAGAAACTGGCAAATCACTGCGCGACAGCGCCGAGCACGTCAGCGCCTGGGCATCCCTACACCGCGTCCAGCAGTTCCGTTTCTTCGGCATTCCTGGGCGTCAGGCATACCGCGAGCTGCGCCTGCTGGCCGGGCAGGCGGCGAGGGCGCAGGGCGATAAAAAAGCAGGTACGCCGGTGCTGGAAAATGCGCGACTGGATGCCGTGCTGGCTGCAGCCGACGCGGGCTGCTTTGCCACCTACATCATGAAGCAGGGCGGCGTACTGGTTCCCCGCAAACATCACCTTATCCGAACCGCATACGAGCTTAACGACGAGCCGGGCACCTATGGCGATCACGGCATCCGCATCTATGGCATCTGGTCCCCGATTGTCGAGGGCCGGATCTGCACACACGCGATGAAGTGGAAAATGGTTCGTAAGGCCGTTGACGTTCAGGAGGCGACAGCCGACCAGGGCGCTCGCGCCCCTTGGACTCGTGGCAATAACTGTCCCCCTGTTGAAAAAATGTACCAGACAGGGGGCGAATTACCGGGCAGCGAAGAACCCCCAGCGCTGCCGGACTTTGAGAATATGAGTAAAAAGGAGCTGCGAGAGCTGACCGCGAGGTTGCGGCAGGTCAAACCGAAGCGCGGGAAAGGCTATAAACAGGAAATTACGGAACACCAACGGCTGCAGCTCGATGCGGAACTGAGGTCCAGAGGCTTTGATGCCAGTGAAACGGAGGTGGATCTGCTTCTTCGTGGCGGCAGCCTGCCGTCTGGAGCCGGTTTGCGCCTGTTCTATCGCAACCAGCGTCTGCAGGAGGATGACAAATGGCGTCAGTGGTATTCGTGAGTAATGCCAGATTAGCGCTGTTTAGTGTTCCGCTGGATAGTATGTGATTGAAAGATAAAAAAGGATTTTACAACTGGAAACTAATTCTATACTGTATGTATAACCAGTGGATATATATACAGTTATTTATCCAGTAGTATGAACCGGAGGGAAGATGCAGGACTATCTTTTGGAGTCGTTGAAGCTCCAGCGTATTGATTTCTTTATCAAGCTTGTAGCGGCTAGTGAGTGTGATGATGAAGATAAGCGGCTGGCTATCCAGTGGGTTTCTGAGTTGACTGATGAGTTGATGGCAAAAATTCGCGCTCATGAATACAGCCGGTCAATGGATCTTCCCGGTTAGTAGCAGGAACGTTGCTGGCGTGAGAACTTGATTCTGGCGCCAGCGAGGTTTAACAACGAGCGCTGCGAGGCGTTAGGTGTGGCGTTCATTTGATGAGTGATCGCTCGCCCTGCGACAGAATCGGACATCAATGTTGAAGCTAGGAACGCAACGCCCTCCTTTTCCTACTTAATGGAGTCCAGCAACAAATCACAGTTACTCTCATTGTAGAGAGAACGGGCAACTAGTGTTACCTGCTTTCCATTCATTCCCGGCTTATCCCACAACACTGCCTCTTGCGACGCTACAAATTCAGCATAATCAATTATGCGCTGTTCGCGATCTGGTTCCTCATAGCCTAAGTATGAAAGCGCATCGTTGTAAGCGTGGTAAGCAGCTTTCTGTAATATCTTAATATCGGCTGTAGGTACTTGCCCCGTGTAATTAGGATCTAATTGTGTGCTGCTGCCATAGAATGCGCATGCAATGTAAGATATTGATTTCTGCTGTGATTTAGTTCCTTTCTCATAATTTTTATCTGTTACAGCTTGAACTGGAGCGCTAACAAAGCCGGCAACCAGAGTTAAAATTAATACGTAAAAGCTTTTCATTTTGACCTCAGCCGAAACGTTAGAGAGACTTCCTGAATCTGTAAAAACCGTGGCGATTCAGTTTGAGATCTTCCCACTTACCTCATTTTTAATCAAACATATGATTTTGTGAGCATCCCTGTTAACCGAATCGTTCAATTTTAGAGATCTTCCGACATACTGATTATGTCCGTTGAGGAGATCACCTTGCGTAAAGACCGATCACTTCAATCGTCTGTGCATGCCTATGCTGCATGAGATCGCATGATTGTTTGAGGCTCGTTTAGCTGAGGCCCGCCAGAACTGGCGGGCTTTTGCTTATGTCATGCAGGTGCATGAAAACCGCTACATAAAGTGGGCAGGCGTGGCGGGGATACGAGCGCGCGCTCATCACTTTGATACTATCTAGGCTACAATATGGCTGGCTAACTTTTTTCGGAGAATAACCATGTCATTAGAGTTTGTTAAAGAACAATTATCAGATTTTATTTCATCGACAGAACCTGAGGTAATGGCTATACAGGGTGAGTGGGGTATAGGGAAAACATATACATGGAATACCTTTCTGAAAGATAATAAAGCTCATGTCTTATTTAATCGATATAGCTATGTCTCTCTCTTTGGTATTAACTCTCTTGATTCTTTAAAATACTCTATTTTTGAAAATACAATTACAAGAGAATATATTGGAAATAAACCAGATTTAGAAACAGCTACAACCAATGCAACTGGAATTGTAGAAATGTTTTCTCGAAAAGCTGCCAGTGTGTTAAAAGAAGTACCAGTTGTAAAAAATTTTACTTCGACACTTGAAACGATGTCATTTATGACCGTTACTAAAATGATCGTAGTAATCGATGACTTAGAGCGACGTGGTAAAAACTTAGAGGTTAAAGATGTCTTAGGATTAGTCTCTCTTTTGAAAGAGCAAAAAGATTGTAAGGTGGTTCTTTTGCTTAACAATGGATCAAATGGTATGGGAGATTATTCCACTTACAAAGAAAAAGTCATTGATAGAGAGATTACTTATAATCCTACGCCAGAAGAGTGTGCCTCCATAGCTTATAGCGGTGATGTCAATCTTTATAACTTATTAAGTAAGCATACAATCTCGCTGGGTATTAAAAATATTCGCATACTAAAAAAAATAGAACGCTTCATCTTAGCTTTGATTCCTAAAATTAATGGTGATACTGAGACAATTTCAAACGAAGTAGCGCATTCATTAACTTTGTATTGTTGGAGTCATTATGCATTTTCTCCAGATGGAGATGTACCCTCGCTGGAATATATTAGTAATATAAAAAACATCTATATGTATGATGATAAGGAGGAGGAACAGAAAAAAAGATGGCTTAATACTTTGCTTAAGTACGGTTATAAAAGAACGAATGAGCTTGATGAAGTCCTAATTGATATGGTTAAATATGGCTATATAGATACAAATCGTTTTCAAATACAGGTTGGTATAAGAAATGATGAAATAACCCGTGATAACAAACGCGGTTCTCTGTTTGAAGCTTGGCAATATTTTCATAATTCATTTGATGATAATCAAACCGAGGTTGTTGAAAAGTTATACCAGGCTGTGCTCGATGGAATGGAGTATCTAACTCCAAGTGATTTAGATAGCGTAGTCGGATTGTTTAGAGATTTTGATGAAAACATTAAAGCAACTGAGTTAATAGATAGCTTTATTAATTATGCTAACGATGCCCTTAATGAATATGTACAATCTATTTACATGAATGTTCATCCTGTAAAAGATGCAGAGTTGTTGTTAAAAATTAAAGAGTATTCCACTAGTAGAGACATGGAGGATTCTATAGGGGATGTGCTCACAAAATTGTCAGGTCAGAATGGTTGGTCTGAAAGGCACGAAGTCACTCTGGATAGTGCATCAGAAGACGATTACTATGAATTATTCAAAGATATTATTCTTGATGGTGGTGACTCAATAATAGCTACCGCTCTCAAATTTGGCAATTATAGCAATGGTTCAGATAGAATGAATCGTATTGGTGAAAAGGCCAAAAACGCTTTAATAAGAATCGGAAATGAGTCGAGCATTAACAAAATACGTGTTAAACGCTATCTGTGATTTTATAGGGGGATTTACTCCCCTCTTTTTTTAATTTAATGAGTAATCATTGAATGTTATTATTTTTTCATTTAGCCAAGTATTAATTTCAACTAACCTTTTTTGTAGCGGAATAAGCTCGTTTCTGACAAAAACGTTACTCGCCTTCTCCACATCCCCAAATCCCCCAACATTACTCGGCATGATCCCCATCATCTGCGGCGGAACGCGGTGCGCCGCCATCATGTCGTCCCGGCTCACATTCTTGATATTCAGAAACTCATCTTTTGCCGCCACCTCTGACAGCGGGATGATCTGAATCCCGTCCTTTTTACCGTTGGGCGAGTACATAAACAGATTGCGGAAATTGCCCGGCCCTTTGGCGCTTTTCATCGCCTGGCGGATGTTGTTCACGTCCTCCTGATTCTGCGCAGCGTCGGTCATGTACATGATGAACCCCGCATGGCTGCCATTGATGTAATACTTGCGGCGGAACAGCGTGGCGGACTCATTCAGCAGGGCGGAAGGGATGGCGGACAGGTATTCCGGCAGGCCGTAAATCTCCTGGTTCAGGTCAGGCTCCATCAGATGAAAAATGCTGCCTTTCGTGAACTCATACGGCTGCGTGGTCATGCCGTACTGCACGAACCAATAGGTATCCAGATCCACACCACGACGGGTGTATTTCGCCAGCGACGGCTCAAGCGACAGAATGCCGCCGAGCCGGTTGGTGCGCTTCTCCAGATAGGCGTTACCGAACACCAGATAGTCCTGCACAAAGCGGCTGAACGCCTGCTGGCTCAGCAGCGGATGCGGGATAAAGGTGCTGGTCAGAATGTTGCGTTTCACCGCAATCGGGGAGCTGTGATGTACGGCGGCGCGGTAGGTACGCGCCAGCCCGTCAAAACTCACCGGCGGCTCATACCAGCGGTCGATCTGCACGCACTCCACATAATCCAGCAGCTCGCGGCGGTCCAGCACCGGGATCGGGTCGCCAAAGCTGAAAGCTTCTGCCGATACGCCGCTGCTGTGCTGAACGTTATGCGCTGCTGCAGCGCGGTTTTTCTTACTCTTGCCCATCAAAAAATCTCCACAATATTGCTGGTATTGGCGGCTTCGCCCTGCAGCGGTTCGTTAAACAGTGCGTGCATCGTCGCCCAGGCCAAATCGGCGTGGCTCGCTTCTTCGCTGCGACTGGCTTCGTAGGTCGGGCGGTTGCCGCTGGCGGTGGTGGCGCGGCGGATAGCCATGAAAGACTGCGCGATGTCGGTGTGTCCGGCGTCGAACTCCAGACGGCGGTGGCTGATAATGTCGTACGCCTTGAGCACCAGGGCGTTTTTTACGTTGGGGTTGTAGACGAATTCGCGGACTGCAGGAAAGAACGCTTTCACGTTCTCATACACGCCGTGGCCGACGCCGGTGGAGTCGATGCCGATATAGGTCACGTTGTACTGCTGCGTCAGCTTTTTGATGGCGTCGGCCTGAGCGCGGAAGTCCATCCCGCGCCACTGGTGACGCTCCAGAATGCGGAACTTGCCGCCCGGCACTGTTGGCGGAGCCATGACCACGCAGCCTGCGCTGTCGCCGTTCTGCGTGCCCTTCGCCGGGTCGTAGCCGATCCACACTTCGCGCCAGCCAAACGGGCGCAGCGCCAGCGCGTGAAAATCGCTCCAGACTTCCCAGCTGTCCACCATGCAGGCCTGCAGCTCGCTGAGCGGAAACACGGACGCCAGATCGTCGATAAACTCGCACATCAGCAGGTTCTGGTACTCGTCCGGGCTGTACTCCATACGCAACTGGTCGAT